CCAACGCGGTTGAAATCGGTTCCATTGGCAAGCTGCCCTTCTTTTAAAGGCTGACACCGCCACTTCATCGGCATCAAATTAACAAGCTCCCCAATATCGCGTGACATAACCATCGCGCGCGCTTTACATTCAGCCCTTGATGATGAATAGATAATAGAATGAAACTCGACACATTCGGTTGGTGCGCCGATTACGCAAGCTAAGACGATTGCCTTAAACACGACCAGTTAAGCGTTTAATGGTGTCTGTTTCCCATATACGGATCAGCACCCAAACGCCCGTAAACAAGGCCACAATATCCGGCATCATTCCAACCCAAGCCGCAAATGTGCCTGTGCCAGCCGCAACGTCAATGATGACCTTGTTTTCTTCGTCCATCACTCTGCATCCGCAATGGTCAGTTCGTCAGCGTCTACCTGACGCATTATTTCTGCATAATGACGGTTGTCTGGGTCAAGGGGTACTGACATTTCGGTGCCGTCAATGGTGGCTTTGATGCCACCTTGAGTACCAGTTAAATCATTATAATACCTTGCGTTGCTAATATTCATTGCGTTGCTAATATTCATTTTTACAACTCCGCATCTAAATGAATGTACCCAGCATCTCCTGCTGAATTATTTACTACAACACGCCCTGCGTGACCGGCAGTGCCAGAAATGTTTGATTCTGCCTGTAGTGCGCCTCCAAGTCGATTTGCATCATACCAATATGCCCACCCATTAAACGTGTCTGAGCCACTATTTCTCCAAAATCGGTAAAAGTCAGTGCCAGAGCCGTGGGTCATTGTAGGTGCTGTTCTCATTTCAACAGGAAATCTAATGCAACACATTAAAGTTGAAGCGTTGTACATTGAACCTGTGCCTAAGTCGCCTGTCATACCGTAATTATTGCGAACATCTGCATAATTAAGAAAGTACCTTTGACACCTAGCCAACTCATCGCCATAGCTGCGATGTTCAAACGGCGTGACTGTGTCGCCTGCTTCCAATTGAACATCACCAAGGTAGAAATTTTTATTGGTGACACCACTCGCAGTAAGAACTCTAATCTGTATTTGAAACCCCTTGGATACATCAGCCGATGTCAGTGTATTGGAAGTATATGTAAATAACGTGCCAGAGGATGTCCCTGTCGGGCAAGTTCCGATAGTAGTCGCACCCAAGAAATCAGTAACCGCACTATAATCATCTGCTGTGGTTGTTGGTCTTTGTAAAAGTAATTGCACTGTAAGAGTGCTTCCTACATCGTGTGCCAATTTAAACTGTAACGTAACTTTATTATCCGCTAGATGTGAAGTGTTTTTCGACTCAATACGTTGAATAAAAAGCATTTCACCTCCAGACAATGCAGTTGTCGCTGTAAACCCCTGTGCAAACTTTGACTCAGTCCAAGTCACAGCAGTCTGTGCAATAGTACTTGAGGCACTGCCTGCTATATTTGGATACATTAACCAACGGTCTGCCCCTCCATAAGCGGTAGCCGCTTGAGTTACTACTGCATTACCCCGCTGTGCCACCTGCATTGAACCATTGATGATGAGGTTTGACCTTTGTGCGGGTGAAGGCGTTGCCGTATCGGCAGCTTGATCAATAGTGAACAAATCAATCCAAGCATCATCATTCGCATTCCGCATTTTTAAAATATCTGTGGTCGTATCATACCAAAGCATATACGCATAAGTCGTGCTTGGCGCAGTTGCACCGCTATTCTGACTGACAATCGCCGCAAAAACATTATTTAAATCTGTGCGCGTTGCCGGAAACGTCTGATTTGCAATTGTATAATCGTGCTGTGACATTTAAAACCCCGTTGCAACGTAATCAAATAAACGATCCACCGCTGCGTTGCTGCTATTGTAAAACGTGATCGTGAACCCAGATGCCGACTTGCTAGTTATAGCATAATAATCGCCCGATTGCATATCCCCGACCGAAATTGACACCGCGCCAAGCGATTTGAATGGCGTGGCAAACGTGACCGCCTTTGCACCCGCACCGCTTTGGATATCGTTTGCAGATTGCGTTCTGGTCGGCAGTCTAATTTCTGCGGTCAACTCCGATATGGCCGGTGTTTCTGCGCTATCTGTGCTTGTCAGAACCGCCCTAAAACGCAAAGCCCTTGCTGTATAGGCTCCGACAACAAACTGCCGGTAAGCAGTCCACGTTGGGCTGCCAGCGGGGTCGTCTTGCGTGGTGCTTACAAACAGATCAACGTCAGTTGCACCGCCAGCCGGTGTTCCGGTGTGCTGCGATAGCTGTGTGAATTTTAACGTTGCTGTCGTGTTTGCTGTAAACACCGCACCAAGATCAATATATCCATCAAAATCATATGTGCCACTGCTTGCAATAAAGCCGGAACCAGAACCACCGCCAAACAGGCCGGTTGCATCGTCAAAATTACCGGCAACGCTGTCAAACAAATTGGTCGTATCAATCCGCAAAATGTCATCAATAACTACGCAATCGGTCTTTGTGCCTGTGAAGTCGCTATGCTCCGAAAGACTTGTAACAAGGTTCAAATCATCGATTTGATCGACCAGTGCCACGCTGCTTGCTGCGTTTGCGCTTTGAAAACCAAACTTGTTAACTGCTTTGACAAAATATGTGCCGGTTTTAGCTGGCGTAATAACGGTGTTTGTTGGCCTTGGCACTTTCTTGACAACGGTTTGCGCGTTGTTAAATGTCGCGCCGCTGGTCAATGGCGAATGCCGGATAACGTAATGCGACAAATCTTGATCATTTGATGCTGTCCAGCTTAAATCAGCATTTGCGCCAACAATATTGACGCTGAAATTTGTCACATCAGATGCCGCCGCAGCTTGCCCGACAATCGTATGATTTGCAGTTACCCACGCTGAACGCACGCCCAAGCCATTGATGGCACGCCCGCGCACATTGTAAACCTCGCCAGCTTTGACGTTGATCAAAGTGAAACGGTTGCCAGATGCAATGCCAAGCGATTTATAGATTGTATCTGTGTTTAGCTTTGCTTGCACTTCAAACTGCCGCGCATCAGTTGATGTCGATGCCATATCAACAATCAAAACAGATATTGCTTGCTGATTAAACAGTTCTAAAACGTCAGATGTTGTGACTGTCGGGGCTGTTACTGTGTAAGGGTTCGGCAGTGCCGTATTGTCTTGCACAAATGCAGCTTCTTCAGCCGCCCAGCTATAAACCGCGCTGTTTGTTTCGGTCAATATAACGTCAACGGTCGCTTGACTTTGATCAAAGTTAAGTCGCCAGCTTACAACTTCAAAGACTTTCTGCGTCCAGCCAAGCCGCGAATTTGTGATCATCACAGTGTCGCCAACTTGAAATTTGAACGCGGTCATCTTGAACTTAGCTTTGACGTTAATTTCTTGCCGGTTTTTATATAGGATTTGCTTTGCAATCCGCTGCGCCATTGATGAACTGGTTGTGAACGGCAGATCAAGGTTCAGATAATTACGCTCGCTATTATCTTCAGTTTCAAATGTCGCGCTAGTGACCGGCGGATAGTCTGTCGCTTGCCATTCGGTTTCGCTGCTAACAAACTGACCTTTAACAGCATTAAAGCTGTCACGCTTTGACACAGCGGTTTCGACCATTAAACCACTGGCAAGGTCATCTTCATCCAATGTAACCGTTGGCGTGATATATGCGCCAGCACGCAGCGACCATTTGCCGTTTGAATAGTACAGCGAACCATTCAATGCGGTTAGCATTTGTTCAATGTTTGATCGTGGCGTGTTGCCAGTGTCCACAACACCGTTGAATGTGTATCTTTTTTCTGTGCCGCCACCCGATAAAGTCACGCTTTCATCGCAGATATTTGCCGCTGAAATAAAGCTGGCATCATCTATTTCTGCCGCTGTTGCGCCAAGCCCATAAACATCATCAAGCAAATAATCACGGATAACCAAAGCAGGATTGTCAGACCAAACGGTTGTGGTCGTGCGTGGGTCGTAAATCTTGCGACCTTTAATCAGCGCGGATATGTTTGGCAAACCACTCGCAAAGCTGTCGGGGTGATTATCCAATCTGAAAACAGCATAAGCTTGATCTGTGACCTTATGCGTTGAATTGTTCCAATCACTGCGAAGGCTTAAAAGAAATGGATTAAATTGACCTCCAACGCCCTTTAAAATCGGCTCAATACGGGCTTGACTGACTGTTGCGGTTTCAACTTCATAATATTGTGCCGGTGCAGTTACTTCAAAAATGCCATTGCCATTGCTATCAACAATGGTCAACTCATCATCATTGAAATAAAATTTTGTAAATTCTTCGATTTCGTGCGCTGCAAACACAATAGCCAGCGTCAATTCATCTTGATCATTAGTGTTTTCGGCAGTCGCCATAAAAAAGATATTGCCGCCGGTTCTGACTTGCCCATAAATCAGCTTGCGCGTGTCGTTGGATGATCTGCCAGTAATTGTTCGTGATCCCGAAACGCCACCAGAACCGCCACCACCCAGATTTGGCAGTTTCGGTTTCGGCGCAAGGGCTTGAGCCGCACCGCTTAAAACCAAGCTTGTCACAAAAGCAGATGTGCTAAACCCAAGCGTCAAGCCTGCCGCAATCGTAAATGTCGATCCAGCCGTTACGCCTGCGACCACTGCCGCTGCAACTACCTGTGGCATATCACACCTTCCACGCTTTCTTTGCCGCATCTAACGGCAGGAAAATCAGACCATCTTTGCCCATTGCGGCAACCCTATCACCGACAACCAATGATAACGCATCGCCTAGGGGCGTGTCTATTAGTGCAACATCGCCCCGCTGTGCTTCAGATGGCTTAATTTCGCGCAACCTAGCCCCGACACTGGCTGCAAGATCACCGCCGCCTATCTTTAGCAATGCTTTAACAGAACCCGCTGCGGAGCGATATTGCCCGATGAAATCGTCAAAGCGTGACGATCCGCATATAGCTTTTTCCGCATATAAACAAAACAAGGCGCAATCGGCCTTGCCCCATTCAAACTTTTTGTGCCGCCATTCCTCGATGTGCGCTTGCAACCGATCCGGCCAATCTACTACGCGCCCCATTCTATGGTCGCACCTTGAATTGAATTCACAAATTCAAAGCCCTTATCGTTAGCATCAATGATCTTTTGATCTTCGCTTGTGTACCGCCGCACCCGTGGCCGTTCCAAATCAATCAACCGGCTTTCCGCTGTTAGTGACACGTTGCAAGTTTCGCCTTCTTCGCTAATGCTCATCACATCCATCCGGCCAGAAAACACTTTATAGCTGCTAACAGTGCCGCCGGATATTGTGCCGATGTAAATGTTGGCGATCCTGTTCTTGTAATTTTCAGTCAAGGCCAATGATAAAATGCTGCTACTGATCCCAGAAAGCGACATTGAAACGCCTTTTGCGCCAATCTCGCCAGTTTCTTCTATCGCAGATATGTTGATAATGTCACCGCTGCCGGTGTAGGTATCGCTGCCAATGGTTAAATCGCTGTAACCGTTCCACAGCCGCAACGTGCCACTGTCAAACTCTAATTCAACAGCAAAGAAACCAACAAAGCTGGCATCAGAAAAACCGGATGGAACACCGCTGCGGCTCATAATGCTTCAACCGCTGCAAAGCTGATTGAATAAAAACCAGCGTTGTTGATTGTCCAAACCGCTTCATTATTAGACAACCGAAAAACACCTTTTGCGTTGCTGACCACAACAGTTGCACCGTCTGCCGGTGATGACCGTAAATCCGGCCACAAGTTCAACGTGGCTTCGCCGCTGCCGTTGCTATCAACATCTTCAAGCACTTTGTAAAGCCGCGAAGTTGACGCGCTGCCCAGTTGGATATAATCGCCAGCCTTGAGATATCCAGTTGCAGATGCCGGTAAACCATCAATAGCCAGTTCGTTGCCAGTCTGACTTGCACCATTAACAACCGGCGTGCCAGCCGCAGATGCCGCTGATCCGCGTGGCGTTGCCGCATTTGGATCGCCCAGCAAGAAGCTGCCATATTGACCACGCAACCGCAAAAGAAAGCTGTTCCAATATTCGCTGTCAGAACGCTTTACGGGTGGAATGCTGATTGTTGCTGACCAACGTGCGCCAGCGTGCCGAACAACTTGCTGTGAAAAGGTGAATGGGCTTTGACTAACCGAAACAACATCAGTCGCGATAAACTCAACAGCCGCCACGCCAGTTTGCGTTGGAAATGTCAGTGGATAGGTTTCAGCCATAACTAGCCCCCAAATGCGCTTGCGAATGAACCGCCGCGCCGCCT